ATTAAAATTACCTCCTATATTTTCTTATTATATTTTTAAACTAAATAATAATAAGAATTTCTATAATCATTTGTATAAATGAATTTAAGCTGAAAAATCATCATCAAAATTTATAAATAATATTTTTCATAATAAAAAGAGCAGGTTTTACTCCTGCTCCTTACTTTCCTTAACTGCTTGTCTAGCCGAACTTTGACCAAAATAAAATCCTATTATTAAAGTAAATACAGAAAGGAATTCTGTACTTGATAAGTTTCCCTTAATACTTAAATAACAAAATACTATAGTAGTTAACAATGCTATAATCTTTTTTATCTGTAGAAATTTCTTTAAGAATTCCAATATAATTCACCTAGCTTTCTATTTAAAAATGTTGTGTTGAATTGCATAAAAAAAGAAGCTTACTAAAGCTCCTACTGATAATCCTATATACCATTTTAAAACAGATACAAGTTGTTTTAATTGATCACAAAGATTCTCAATTTTTGTATCTATTTTGGATTGATTTTGTTCTATCTTATCAATTCTTTTTCCATGATTATTAAGTCTAATATCATGTACATTAATTTTTTCTTCTAGCCTTTTATGTTTTTCTTCGCAAACTTTTAACTCCACATTACACCTCCATTAAATAAAACACATCTTTTGTATATACTTTTAATTTATAGCCTTTCTTATATTACAAAAAAATTAGAGCAATAGAAATAATACCTATGCTCTAATTTTTTGCAATAAAAAAGACCTATTATGGTCATCTAATTTATCTTTATTTAATTTTACACATTGTTAGCTTAAATTGATCATCACATAAATCTAGTATTCTATAATCATTACAATTGTATTTGATGGATTTATTTTCCTCATCTATATCAACTAATTCAATATTATCTATAACTTCATTCATGTCTAATTGAAAATCAGTTTTCCATATTCCATTTTCATCTTTAGACATAGGAAACTCTTTATTATTTAAATTTTGAGTTATGACATTTACATCATCTGCACCATATTTGTTGTACCAATTTTCTAATTGAGTATTATCTTTAGTTTGTCCAAGATTAAGGAAATTTGATTTAGTTGAATAATAATTTTGATTTTGATTGATTAGACATCTATATGGATTTATATCTTCAACATACCATTCTGTAAACATAGTGTAAGCACTGGTATAAGTCATTTTATAAATCCCTTTTTCTAAGTTGTTAGCTAATAAATACCATTCATTGTCTTTAGTTGGTATATTGGATTGTATTAATTTAAAATCTTCATCGTTATTACTTTTTTCGTATAAGCTTACTGGTTTAGGTGTTGAACCACCACCATCAGTATATTTTTGACCATAAGCCCATATGTTACTCTTTTGATGTAATTCAAAAATTATTTTTCTATCTGAATTAGTAGGACTAAGAAGTACCCCATATCCTGTATGTGTATTTAGATTACCATCAAATAATGTTTCTATTTTATCAAATCTATTTTCATCATTATAAAATAAAAACGTTATTTGCCCTTTTTTGCCTAACTTTTCAATATTAGGTTTTGCTATCTCAGCCATTATATCACTTCTTTCTATAAAATGAATATTTTATTCTTTCATTAACACTTCAAATTTACCATTATTAAATTTTTTAATTTTATCTGATATTTTGTAATTACTACAACCATGTTGAATATATTTTTTATCATTTTCTTCTATAAGATTTATAGTATCTTTTATATCATTTAGATTAATATCAAAAGATTTGTAATAATCATTTTCTAATTTTGTAGGTATCTTTTTATTATTCAGTTCTTGTGTGATAATTGATAAATCATCATATCCATATTGGTCTATTAAATTATTTAATTTTTTATCAGCATCTATCTTCCCTAAATTTATATAATTATTATTTGTTAAGTAGTAATCATTATTTTGTTTTATTAAATATTTATTGTTTTTAACTTTTTCTAAACACCACTCTACATCATATCTATACCCATTTATCCATGAAAATTTATAACGACCGGCAGGTACATTCATTAAAGTCTTTGACCAAAAAGCTCCATCTAAAGGTTTTGTTTCATTAGCATAAAAGACCCATTGATTCCCCTCCCATTTTTCTACTTTTAAAGGTTCTCTACGATTGCTATATGTAGAGTTAGACGTACCTAATACCCAAACATTACAATTACTATTAAAAGTTATATCTATATAATCCCCAGATGAATACAATTGTTCGATTGTAGAAACATTTCCATCAAAAAGATTTTTAGCAATATTGCCATAATTATCTTTACAAGAATTAATTGTCCATATAGTTTCCTCAATAACGGTATCAGGTTTTAAAACTCCTGCCATCAAATCACTCCATTCTATTCAAAATCTATATATTTCTTCAAAAAACTTGAATTTCACAATATTGAATTTTATTTCTACAATTTCAGTAAATTACTTTAACACAGAATATATACCATTTATAATTATGAAGCTTCCAACATAGTTTATATTTCCATCTTTATCATCATATCTTTCCCAGCCAGTTTCAGGTTGTAATAATAATTGTCCTATTTCACCATATTTATTCCACCCCTATACTTCCTTAAATAATATATTACAAATATCACTATTTTTCTTTAATTTATCTATTGGTCTAAAAGGCTTACAATTATAAATCATTTCACATTGTTGTTTTTCAATATCATTTGTTAACATAAGAATTTTTACATTTTTTTTATTAGCAAATATCTTATTCCATTGTTCTGATGAAATAAGAGTTGCATCATTAAATCCATTAACTTTAAAATTATCTTCATTTAATTCTTGTGATGGAGATAATTTTATTGATTCTCCATCTAATGTATAAATTGTATTATTATATTGAATTAATTGTTTATTAGTCATTGTCAATACATTAATACTGTCAATACATAAACGTGTATAATATCCATCATTATTAAGTGAAAAATTAAATTTATGTTCTACATCATTATCAAATTGTATCTCAAAATTTTTCCAATCATCACTACAATCAATATTTAATTTTTGTTCATCTACAGTAAATGAATAAGAGCCATGGCCTGATGTATACGTTAATTTGTATTTAAATTTTATTCTTTTACATTTACATTTAAATTTAAGATTAGAAGATTGATAACCTCCTGGTGGGGTCGAAAACAAATAGTTTTTTATATTAGAATCTGAATCAGTTATTATTTGCCACCTACCATCAAAATTGAATTTATTACCTTCTTGAAAATCTTCAATAATTTCTGTAGAATAAATTTTATCAGAATCACTTATTTTTTTAATATCATTATTTAATTCAAATTCAAAATATTTACCACTACCCAGATTTCCCTTATCTATACCATCAATAACTTGAGTATCTATGGTTTTAATCAATGAATTTAAATCATCTATACCAAAAGTTTCAAAATCATTTTCTGTTAATATTTCTTTCCCTTCTAATTCAGTAATGGATTTATAATTACCATTTTTATAAAATTCGGATTTTATTGTATAATATTGGTTGTTTTGTTTTAGTAAATATTTGTTTTCTTTTAATAATTCATACATTTCAAATGTACTAATACCAGTATAACTTCCACCATTATTTTTATTTATATTAATTCTATAATATAAATAGCTATTAGTATTATTTATATTTGCTGAAAAATCATTTTGATATTTGTTACTTTGTCTGTCTAACACTACCCAATTTAAATTATCATTAGAACCTTCAAATGTCCAATCTCTAGGGAAGTGTTCGGAATTAAATGTCATATATATTCTATACTTACAAATAGCAATAGGATTATTAAATTTATATCCCAAATAATTTTTTCCATTAAAATTTGCTAACCAATATGTCTTATCTATATTGTCAAATGCATCATAAGGTTGATATATATAACTACCATTATGAACTATATCATCATTATTAGATAATACAGGAATAGCATTTAATGTATTTATCTTCATAACATTACCTCCAGTCTAATTAAAATCTATCCTTTATCATAATCTCTAAAATAAAAACTCAGTGTATAAAAATAACACTCAGCTAATAATTAATTTTAATATCTCCACTAAATTTACATTCTACTTGCAATAGTGTATTACTAGCATAAATAACTTCATACAAATCTTCTTTAACCTGTTTCCATCTTCCAACACCATCATATTGCAAATCTAGTTTATCTAGCTCTTCTATATCTGTTATACTGTCCATGCTAAATAAATAAGCAAACCTTATCTTTTTAGTAGTAACTAATTCATTCCAAAACACATCATTAATAGCATTAAAAGTAGCAATATTCATCCCATTTTTCATTACATCATCTATATTTAAATTAACATCTAGCCATTTTTCTCCACTAAATGTTTTCCATATGTTACCGCTATCTACACTGCAAACTATTCGTATATTGTTACCATTAGCAGTTAATCTGAAATAGTCTATATGATCTACATTACTTAAATTCATATCACCTTTTGGAATAAGTAAACGATCAAATGGGATAGCCTTTGTCTTTAATTTTTGAATAACTCCATCTTCAAATGTTTCAAAGCCTTCTATTTTTTTAAATAATGTTTTATCTACATTAACACTATATTCAGTAAAACTTTCTGTATCTTTAATAACTTCAAAATCACTTATATGATTTGTTTCTAAATGTGCTTTATCATCAAAAGTCATCATATTATCATCAATAAAATCATTACTTTCATCATTAGTAAATTCATTTTTAACTGCTATTAAATCCTGTGTATTTTCTGTATCATATCTCAGAACATTCACACGAGGTACTTTAAAATCTACTGTGTTAACAGGAATGTTAACGATTCTAGGTGTTTCGGCACTTCCCACTATACCCATTTTGGATATTTGTTTCATCCCTGCGCCAACTATTTCTCCTGCATCTATACCATCAATAGTTGTAAACTTTCCTGTTTCCTCTGAATAAGCTACTAATTGTTTATTTTTCTTATTAGTAACATCTACATCCTCTAGCTCCTCAAATTTTGTAATTCTTTTATCTATTATTTCCTTTTGTATTTTCTCACTTGACCATCCAGTTTTATTGGAAATTACACTATCATCTAAAATTATATCCTTGTCCAAAGTTACATTAAAAAATTCACTCATTAAGCCACCTCCTATTCACTAATAACTAAGTGAAAATCTCTAACTGCAAAATTATGATTTTCTACATTTTTAGTTATTTTTACATATATACCTTTACTTTCACGCTGTTTTATACTATCTATAGTTAAAGAGTCTGTATAATTTATACCATCGAAGGATAGTTGTATTAAATCACTACTAGGTGTTTCAGTACCTATTTTAATATTGTTATAATCCTTATCCCCTATATTTTTAATTGTTATTAGCTCTTCTAAATCTTGGAGCATAGCAGGACTAACATTAGTTACAACATTTCCATGATATATAATTTCAAAATTATATGGACTAAATACCCACATGTCACCATATTGTAGCTGAATAGCGTCACTAGTATACATCATTTTTCCATCCCTATCTTTAAATGTAAAATATCCACTCATGTTGCTATCTATAAATACTTTACATTCCATATCTGAATTAAATAATCTAGTTTTAATTAAATTATTATCTAAATCATATAACTCACATAAAGTATTTTCTGGGAAATTCTGAATAGTTACATAGGGATTAGCGTAAACCTTATAATTATTCAATATAAAATCTTCATCACTATACTTCATAAAACCTTGCTTGGTAAGTGAATCTATAAATTCCATTCCACCTATGTTTGTATAATTTTTCCCATCATTACTTGAATAAGCCTGTATATAATTATCTTTCTTAAGTATTTTCCAATATCTATTTTGTTTATCTGATTTTAAATCCTTAATACCAAAAGTATGATTGCTATTCCCTAAATAAAGCATGGAATAATCCATATCTTTGATATTACTGAAATTTTCTTTTTCAACTTCAATAACAAACTCTTTATAATCAAATTTTCTTTCTATTTTATTATTACTTATTAATTTCAATTTATCTGTTTTAATATCTCTAGTTACATTACTTTCTCCTGCAAAATCAGAAAAAGAAGAAGCCAAGAAAAAATTCTCGGCTTCTAATAATCCATTTTTGACTTGTATAAGTTTCATTAAAATCACCCCTAAACTCTAGGCTGCATTATATAATCATATGGTACAAACTCAACTATTTGTATGTCTTTAGTTCCTATACCATTTGCCAATAATGTATGTGCTTCTTCCAATGCATCTTCATAACAATTAGTAGCATAAGATGTCAATTCTGCTCCATTTTGATCTGTTTCATGGCCATATGGTAATTGGGCTAAAGTTTTATTTTTTAAAACCCCCCACATCTTTTGTCTAGTTTTTTTAAAATCTATTGTGCTTGTCAACATACTATCTACCTCCCCAATATATTTTTCTTTTCAAAGTTTTGTACTTCTATCATGTAATTTCTTTTACTCTTCAGTTTATCCAAATCTCTCATAATATCACCATTAGTTGGTGATTTATTAAATTCTCTTTCAATCTCCATAGCTTTTGGATTATTCCAGACTGGTACTAAATTAAAGTGATGCTGCTTTAGATAATCTATTAAATTAGCTATAAGTAATCCTATAGCTTGTAATCCATTTTCGATATTACAGAAATATACCTTTTCAGCTTCCCATCTAATCCATCTGTATGCTCTAATATAATCTATATTTGGACTTGATGTATCTAAAGTATACCAATCATAAATCAATTCCATTATAAATTGGATAGATTCTTTACCTGTACAACTTAACCAAGATTGTGTATTTTTATGCCATATCATTATTAAAATATTTGTTAAATCTAACATTATTTCAATACTAATTGTCATAGGTGGAATGTTATAATCCACTCCCCAATCTTTACCCCATTCAATAGGATGATTATTAAATCTTAGATATTCATAATCTGAATTATTTAATAGATCATTATTATATATATAATCTTTATTAGGAACAATTATCTTATCTGTTGGATTTGTAGGTTTTAACCACCACCATCTTTTGGTTATTTCAATAAACTTATTTTTATTAGGTGTATATATTTGTCTTATAGCTTCATTATTTAAATATTTATTACTTTGTCTATAAATTTGCCATATACTTAAATTTAATAGATCTATTTCTCTCTGCTTATAAATATTAATTACAGGGCTATTACCTAAATATTTTTCATTATGTTTAAATATATTAGTTGTATATTCTCTATCTAAATATCTATTATTATATTTAAATATATCTCTTATAGCCTGTCTATCTAAATACCTGTTGATACTTTTATCTATAAATTTAAATACATCTTTATAAAAATATTTTTTATTATGGTCTTTGCAGATTTCTTTATGTGCTATTTTATTTAATGCATTTTTAATTCTATATTTTTCTATATCCTTTAGAGCTATATTATACATTAACATGGTTTTATAATTTCTATCTATATCTTTTAAATCTAATATTTTTAAATTGTTTATACTTGTATCTATATCTATTCCAATTATAGTATCTTTGTTTAACATTGTTTTATTACTCATTTTAGCTGATTCTTTTAAATTACACTTATCTATAAATCTATAATTGTTTTTATTTATATTTTTAGTTCTATATTTTTTAACAAACTTAAACTTATCCATATATATATTCTTACAATAACTCTTATTAAAATAGTATCCAACATCTTTTTCTATATTTATATACTTCTCTAGTTTTAAATTATTTAAAGATTTATCTTTGAATATTTCTTTTTCTACTATCAAATCTGCATATATACTTTTGGATTTATTCAGTTGTAGATTTTCTCTATCTATAGATAAATTTATTAAATTATCAGCTTTATTTAGTTGCACCATTTCTCTTTCCAATAACTTATTGTTGTAGCATATAGATATATCTGTATTTTTTCTTATATCAAGTTCCTTACTTGTTTTTCTATTTATATCTATATCCTTTATTTTATCTAAAGATATAGCATTGTTCTTATTTATTTCTTCATTTTTTAATTTTAACTCTTTTTCAAATTCTTTTTTTATATCAGTAATTTCCTTGGATATATATTTATTCTTTTCTTTCTCTATATTATCTTTAGGTTCCTTATAAAATAATTTATCTCCTTTAATTTTATCTATTTCACCCATTGTTTCTTTGTAAAATAATTTTTCTGTAGTTTTTGCTACTTTTTCTGTAGTATCATATATAAAAGTTCCGCTAGAAAAAGTAGTATCCCCTACATATTTAAAACTACATAGGGGGATTTTATGTAGGGGCATTTATACCACCTCTCTTATTTAGTTGTTTTATAACATCTAATAGCAATGCAATAATTTATATTAGCACTATTATTTAAGAAACAATATGGCGCAGTAATTTTAAATTTCTTATAATATTCTTCCTCTTCTGTATCTTTCTTATATGCTAATCTGTCAGTATCATTTATTGCACTAGCATCACCTACAAGTACATTAATCATTTTACCTCTTTCCATATCAACTGGATGTACAAGTGTTATATCTGAGAATTGATGTTTTTTATGGTTATATCTACTACCTTCTACATTACATTTATCCATAAAAGGATTAGTAGCATAAAAAGCTGGATAATGTGGTTGATATGGCATACCTATTTTATTAGCTATCATACAAACATCTGTTACTCCTGTTGCAGTTCTTTCTCCATAAACCTTTGAATAATTTGGTTCTATATCAGAAGATACAGTTATACCAAAATTATATTTATCATCTGTATAAGCTGAATCCTCTACTGGTTTTAAAGCTCCAATATAAGCATAAGATGTAAGATAGTTTTCATAAGGATGAACATCTGCAGATGGATCTCCACGTAATACTAAATTTATACTATCTTTAGTTACATTTATCCAATATTGAACTGGTAAAAAATCTTTTATTTCTGGCTGTAATTTTCTATACCATGCTAATCTATAATTATATTCAGCTTGTATATTCTTAGATATAGTTAAATCTGTTCTATCTGCATTTAATTTATCAGATATTTGTAACTTTATATTATTTATAGAATTACTTTTAGCCTTAGCACTAACATAAGCATCATAATCACCACTTTTACTCCATCGATCAGAAACTCCAGCCATCATTTCTAATACTTGCGCATCTGTTCTACTAAAACTATCCCCATTGTGATTATAATAAGTATGCAACTTGTTAAAGTCAATTAATGCCTTTTTTTCTTCTTTTGTTAAGTCCGCTTCTTCTCTATCTATTTTTACATAAAACTCTTTTCCATAGGTTGTTGTTGCTTTTATAATGCACTTATCATCTTGTGATCCTACTGTAAATACAGTATCTACTTTATCTGTCTTAGAGTTATCTGTTATAAGATTTATTTTAGTCCCTTCTCCTGATGATCCTATTTTATTTATACTATCTGGATAAACTAAATCCCATTTATATATACCTGAATTTTGTGTTATTTCAGTTACTAATGTTTTTACTAAGTCTTTTACACTTGAATTACCTTCAACAAAATAAAAATTATCTGTAGCCATTTTATCTACCTCCTGTTATCAATTATTTATTTAAATTTGTTATTTTTAAAGTATTTAAGTCCATTGTAAATATATCTTTTAAATCTCTATTTGTATCTAAATTCACACTAAATTTTTTAAGCAATTTATTACCGTAAGGTCTATATTGATATATTTCCAAAGTTACAGGCTCTTTTAGTTCTACTCCATTAAAATTCTTTATGCTTATAAGAAGCTTTTTATTTTTGTACCCTTTAACACTTATTATTTCAGGATTTTTGTTTGTTTTATGTTCTGTATAATCAAAATTAAGATAAAATCCATCATAGGATCTCTTACCATACCAAACTTTTTTACCATCTATCTCGCCATGCAAATCTATATCTGCATCTGTATTTTCTTCCCAATTCATTACTACCGCTATATCCCATTCATTATCTATATCCTCTATGCCTGGTGGTGGCTCTACTGTAATACTAGAATCTTCTCCATCTATATACTCTAAATCCACCATTGTTTGTCTACTATTACCGCTTAAATTATGGAAAATAAAAGAAATAGGCGTATTAGCATTTACTTTATAGAATGTGTTAAAGTATTTATGCTCTCCTATTTCCTTAGTTGTTGCAATATCTATTATTTTGATTTTATTAATTTCTAAGCTATATTTATCTTCCTTTTTCCAGCCTGTTTGATTAAAATGCAATCCTGTAATATATACATCTTTATCAAATCTAAATTGTCCAGTATAATCATTTTGTATTGCTGGGATATCTAATAATATACCTTTCACTTTTTGAATGCCTTCAATTTTCCTATATATAAAAGCATCAATTTTTTTCTTTAGCCCTTCATATTGTACACTTGGTAATAAATCTTTTAACTGTTGTAGTAAATCTTGTATATTGTTGGTATTTATCTCTGGATAATTAGTTCTTATATTATCATCTACCATACTTAATAAATGATTTTTTAAATCCTCTGTAAGTTCTTCAAAATTAATTATATATTTAGGTAAGCTCAAATTAAGCACCTTCTTTATATTCAAAAATTGGACTTGTATCATTTCTTGGATAAACTTGAGCTGTTTGTGTTATCTTTAAATAAGGGTTCTTAATATTAAATTCATCATAAAAATATAATACACTTTGATATAATTCTTCCAAAGTTACAATTCTATTTTTATCTTTATCAGATTTCTTAGTTTTAATGCTTTGTGTTAATGCCCATGTAAAAGCTCCTGAAGGATTAGGATTTCCATTATATCCAGCGCTCAAGTCACCAGATGTTTCTGAACCTGCACTAGCTGTTAAAACCTTATATCCTTGTTTATTTAATGTTTTGTCTATACTTCTAAGTTTCTCCTCAACTACAGCTAATGTATATGCAAAATTTTTATCTATAGAAAGTCCACTGTGGCAAGTATCAATAAATATTACCTTAGTACCTTTTATATCATCCAGTATTGTTTGTAATTCATATACTGTTATTATGTTATCTTTTGCTACTAAAGCAAACTTATCTTCATATACAGTACCATGTCCAGACCAAAACAAATAACTAATATCATTATCTTGTGCATCTTGAAAAGTGTTTTTTATTAAATTTAATGCTTCTGACTTAGTCTTATTTTTTGCAACTATATTTTTTGTAAATTTAGCACTTTGTTTGTGTTCTTTAAATAAATTAGACATATTGTCAGCATCATATGTGCAACCCATAAGGTTATTAGCGCCTTGTAAAGTATATTCACTTTCTCCTATAGCTAAAAATCTATATTTTTTTTCACTAGTGATAGGTATAGTAGGTGTAGGTAAGTTACTATTTTCTAATATATTAAAGTCTACCCATAAAACTTTACTAGTTCCACTAATATTATTGTAAATAAATTTAACTGTTCCATTTATAGGATAAAATACATTTAAAAATTTATGTTCACCATATTCTTTAGTGCGTACACTTTCAAATAATTTATCATTACCTACTTGTAAATCCCAGCTATCTTCAAATCTCCAACTAGATTGAGAATATGTTATACCTGTTATCTGTCCATTTCCCTTAAATTCTATTATATGCTGTCCTTTTACTGCAGGAATCTCTAGCATTTTCCCATAAATTTTCTGTGTACCTGATATACCTAAATTTCCACTTAAATTATCTAACTTTACGCCTAAAGCATTTAACGCATTTATTAAATCATTATAATCTACACCTTGTATTTTCTCTTTAATTTCTGATAATAAATTTTCCATATCTTTGGTATAAAAATTTATATTGCCTATGTCAACTTTCACACCATTTTGTAAATAATCTTTAATACGATCTGATAGTTCATCAAAGTTGACTACATAGGAAGGTAATCCCATATTATTGCCACCTCCTATACATAATCTATTATTTCTAATTTACCATGATTATCTTTAATTAATTCTATTGTTTTATTTGTATTATTAGGATACGTTGTTTTAATTCTATATACTTTACCTTCTGAATTCCTAATTAATTCTTCTTGCCATTGCATATCTGTTCCATTAGCATATACAAATTTATATACTTTATTATTGCTATCTCTAATTATTCTACATGGATATTCGGGTAATTCTCCAGTATATTTTGAATCTTCATTTGTATTTATTTGATTTTTGAAATTTCTTTTTCTTAATTCTTGATCTAAAATATAGACTACTGGTTCCCTAAAATTTTTATATCCCATATGTGCCATTTTAATCACCTACTATTGTTTTACTTTGCCACTGCCTATTTGGGCACATTGCTCATATACTTTTGTTTTATCTCTCATACCTTGTAATTGTAATGTATCTATATAACCATCTGCATTAATTTCTGTACTTACTCCTACTATTAAATAATATCCACTATATAATGCTTTTGAACTTACCTTAGCAACTTTACCTAAATCCATTGTAGGTATTCCTTTAACAGGAACTATGTTTATATCTGTACTATTTCTCCACATATCCAAAAATTTCTGTCCAGCCATTTTCATCTTTAAATCTTCTGTTGTAGCTAATGGATTATCCATTACATCAATCCATCTCTCACCATTTAAATAGCTAGTCATAGCTTTAGATTCAAAAATAGAATATTTATCATTACAACATATTTTTAATATATTTCTTAATAAACCTGCATCTCTACTAGACTTATCATTAGATAAATTTATCTGGCTATCAAATTCAAAATCGTAATGGTTGTTTTCGTGGTTGGATTCATCATAGGGAGGATATTGATCTTCCAATATGATAGTTCCATTCTTAGCACATCTTATTTTTGCATGCATTGTTTCAACTAAATTATTTATTATATCATTATACATAGTTCCCATTTCACATGCTAACTTAGATACACTATAGTTAGTTCCACCAGATCTATAAAAATTGCATTTGGCATCTGATACTACAGTAGAAATTATGTCTGCCGCAGTTGTGTTGTAAAACTTTAATTCTCTGTCACATAAATTTAACATTCTATAATACATATCATGACAAGTCATTTCTATTGTTTTATTTTCAACATCGTAAACATATTTTTTCATTACACCTGTAAATTGAAGCACATCTTCTATATAAATTTTTACCTGTGCAAAATTATCTACTATCCCTTGAGTTCCTCCTGCAAAAATAGCAGTAGGTAGATTTTCATATTGTGCTGTAATCGTAGCTTCAGCAGTAGGTGTAGTTAAAGTTCTATTTATTTTCACTGACACTAAGCAATGTTCTAAGGTTATTTTATTAGCATCACCATTTTCAAAGGCCTGATAGCCATTTTTTTTATAAAATTCTACTTTACACTTTGCCATTATCTTTCACCCATCCACTAGCTTCATGATTGCATAAAAGCTCTAAATTTATATAATATATATCACCTTCGATAGGAGTATCTATCTCAAACTTATTTTGTAAATATCCTTTATATTCGATTCCAAATTCATCTACAAATATGAATCTACCTGAATAATTTTTTCTAAAATTTAGAAACTTAGTTATATTACTTTGTGTCTCTTCATCATTTTCTCCTTTTATATTAAAAGCAACTGTAAATTCAATAATGCAATCACTTTTAATATTTTTTTCAAAATATGTGTATCCTTGTACGGTTCTAATACCCTTGCGAAAATAAGCAGGACGAGGTGGCTTATAATTAGTTATTACGCCACCTATATTTTTTCCATCTTCATAAAGCAAATCTACTTTAAAATCTTTTATTCTATTTAAGTCCATATAAGCCACCCCCTAATCTCTTAATACATCATTCATAAATAATCCTGTCATAACATTTTTCATAGAACTTTCTGTCATTTGTTTAAATTCATTAGCTATCTTAGTAGCCCCTTCTTTATCTGCATTTGGTATAGTTACATACATTTTTATATCCTGTGTAAGCCCCATACTTTTACTCATGTTATTAAGTCCATATGGAGATGCGTAAGTACCGCCATAAGCTCCACTAAGTGACATATTATTTAATCCATTAAAATTTGGTCTTACATTTCCTAATCCTTTAATTTTATTAGCTATACCTTTAAATTTATTATTAATGGCATTTTCTTGATTATCTATACCTTGTATGAGACCTTCTCCAATAAAATTGCCATAATCAGCAAATACACGTGATGGAGAATTTATACCTAATATTTTCTTAAATCTATTCTTTATTTCATTTGCTATACTATCAATAGTCTCTCTCACTTTTTTTATACCTTCTTTGAGCCCACTTACTAATCCTCTCATAATATCTTGTCCTATTTTATGCATATATGCCCGGAATGCTTTCCACATTATTTTCCATTTTCTTATATTTTTATCAAAATGGCCACTTATTTTTTTACATACGTTACTTATTTTTTTACCTAAATCATCCGCTGCTTTTTTTAACTGCCCCCAATGTTTAATCACTTCATATACTATAAGTCCTATTGCTGCAATAGCAACTAAAATTAGAAGTGTTTTTGAAGTTATTATAGTCTTTAATAATCCAAATATCCCCCCAGCTTTCTTTAATTTATTAAATATACCTATTACATTATTTATAGTCCCTACTAATTTGCTAAGTACCGTAAATGTTTTAGCAACTCCAGCTATTGACACAATCATCACTGCAATAGCGTTTTTCACAGGATTAGGTAATTTATTAAATGAATTCATTAATTCTACTGCTTTATTAGCTAGCTTTGTAAATATTGGGATTAATTTATTATTCAAAATAGGCACCAACTGATTATTAAATATCGGTATTAACTGTTTTACTATAGATGTTTGTAATTGTGCAAAAGAATCTTGTACTTTTTTTATGGAAGCTTGTATATCCTTTTGAATTTTTTCATAATTGCCCTTTGCAATATTAGCAGGGCCCTTTTTTGGGTTCTTACTCTTTGATTCTTCAGCAAGAGTATTTTTCATACCAGTTTTAAGAAGATTCTGTGCCGCAGCACTAGGTTTCTCCATAAATTCCCCAAATTTTCCGAAGGATTCTGCTCTTTTTGTTAACGCTTCTTGTAACTTTTCAATTTTAGTTTTTTCTTCCTCAACCTTATGCACAAATATTTCCAAATCTTTTCCTGCTCCATTAAGTGCTTTTTTAAATTCACTAGTATCTAATGTTAAATGAGCAACTGCCTCTCCTACATTTACTGCCATGTTTTTTCTCACCTCCCATCTTTGGGAATAAAAAGCTTTCTAACTTCATTTAAATAATAGTCCAAATTTTTTATGACTTTAATTTCTTATCTTCCATATTCTTTATATTTATTATTTAGTTTTAAATTTATATAATATAGTTCTAATATTTATTTATGTTTAAAAAACAAAAGGTTAAAAGCTAACTTTTATTATTGGCGTTTAACCACTGAATAACATCTCCATTATTAGTTTTATTTGCTTTATCCCCATCTATAAACTTAGGCTCTCTAGCATCTTCTTTACTAATCTCATTTAATATATAGACACATGCCTCATCAAAGCAAAAGGCTTCATAATCATTAGTTAATCCTATAATTTCACTAGGCCTTTGTCTATATTGTTTACTTATTGATATTACACTCAGTATTCTCTGACTTTTCACGAAAGGAGTCTAATTCACTAACACCTTCCTGTGTATAATTAAATAATGCTACTATTTGCTCATCTGTAAGCTCTAATCCTACACTTTTTAAATCTTCTATAGAAGGTTCTACAAGTGCATTTTCAGCCATAATATACATAACATCTGTCATTTGTGTTAAGTCAACATTCTCTTTCGAACTCTGTTTACCATAAAATAGTTCCTCTGCTGCACTTAATAACTTGTTAGGTACAACGCCTTTTCTTACCAAATTTAAAAGAGATACTCTTTTAACTCTAGCATTAAAAGGTATCCCTTGGGCAAATTGTGGTAACTGAATTACTTCACCTTGAGCTACTTTTTTTAAATCTTCTATATTAGTTACTTTTAAATCCATTTGTTATCCCCTCACTATCTAATTTTTATTGTTTTAAATTCTGTGGATAATGCTGTAGTTTTACCACTACCATCTAATTTATTTATTTCTTTAGCTTCAGCAATATAAACTGTATCTATGGCTAAAGAATCAGGTACAAATGTTACTATTTTCTTAGTATCATCTATAGTTACATTTCCATTTACTCTAGAATTATCAGATTTTCTTTTTATAATAAAGTTTTCTAAGTTAACATCATCTTGATTAATTTGATTTGAAAAATTCCATACTACCCTATTAGTTATACTTACTCCTACATCTGGATTGTTATTTTCTACTTTTCCACCTTCTACTCCTATATCTTCAATTGGAGTAGATTCTCCTGGTTTTTCTGTATTATTATTTTCTTCTAAGCTATTTAAGAATTCTATTTCTACAGGTCTTTCGTTTCTAAATGGTATACTTTCAGCTTCATATGAAGATACTAAAAATTTTCCATCTTGAATTTTATATTTAGCTGGCTTACCCTTACAATGCTTATACACGAATTTAACATATCCTGTAGTTCTAGAATAATCTTTTTCCTCTGTGAATATTTCCATTGTGAATGGATGTCTTTCTACTGCTATACCTACTTCTGTTCCACAATATTTATTATCTTGTATAGTTCCTCCATCTATTAAAGCCATAGTTTCTATATTAAATAGATTATCTTTCATTTTTAACTTGTAACCTATAACAATATCATCTGTTTCATTTATTCCATAAATTTTATTTTTAATCCTTAATATATCTCTTTTACCCTTACTATTTATAGGTTCTATATCTATTTCATTACTTGTTTCTATTGTATGTTTTGTATTTGTTACCTCATCAATAAAATTAACTTTCACAACATTAACTAAAGTTTTTCCATTTGTCATTAAATTACCTCCTCAAACTTTTAAATTGTTGATATTCTATGCTTGTAGTGTAAGCTTGTACGTCATAATCTATAATGCTTGGTGTCTCATTCCCTGTAGGTCTAATATCTTCTATTTTTTTTAAAGCTTCTTTTAAATTTTCTACATAAAATTCCATAGTAGAATATTGATCCATAGGATTATAGACTATAATATCAAATAGTTTATAACCAGATATGTTTCCAACTAAGGCATGGACACCATTTTCTCTTATAACTACATAACTTTCTGTACATTTGTTTCTCTTTTGTCCAGGAGCATACACATTATATCCTAATTTTTTTAAATATAAATATACCTTTTGCCATAAGGTTTCAGGTATAGCATTATTAATTATATCTTGCTGTATGGAATCTCCTGGAACTTTGTAATTAAATTTAGACATTTACATCACTTCCCAAATAAATTACTCATTCCCTTAAGTATTTGTGGGCTTAACTTATCTATAGTTGGTTTTAATATTGCATATTTTTTATCATTACATAATTCTAAAGACGGATAGTAATCCTTATTCCCAGAAATATAAATATTACATTCATCACCTTTCCATTCTTTCCCACCTTTAATTGTTTCAATATCCTTACCTGATTGATCCTTCCATGGTGCATTTTTCTTAGCATACTCTTCCATATTTTTCGCAGCAATATCTGCATACATGCCTATGGATGTTTTAGACTGCAATTCAAATTCTGATAAGCCATCAATAACATCATCTATATTTACTTCTAACTCACTCATGTCATCACACCTTATTTAATATCATATCAAATACTAGGTTTTGAATATTTCCTGTATCAACTATTTCATACTTAGTTCCATCTAATATAAAATAATCATCTTTTTGTATTTTAGAGCTTGCATCATTATAACTAATTAATAATTTGTCATTATATAAATTATTAAATTCCAGGCCTTCCATAGAAGTTGTAATTATATTACTATTATTTTTATAATAATATCCCTTTATAGCGCATACATATACTTCATCTAGTTTTTCTTCAAAAGCATTTTTACCTATTCTTAATATTTTTATTTCTCTTAATAAGCCTTTTTTTTCTAACTGCTCATATATCTTTTTGCTTATTTTTCCTCTATTCATATTAGCCATTAATGTTCATCAACTCTTTCCACAGGAGTTTGATCTTTTAAAATTTTCTGTTCTTCTTTGAAATACTCTGCTAGAGTTAACCAGTAAGCTCTATTACTTTGTAATTTTACACCTGCAACTTCTATACCATCATCTGCAATTGCTTTCAGAATACACCCTTTATAGCTCGATTTTTCTACATCATTATTATTGATTTCTAGTAGGAATTCTAGCTCTTTATCCTCAAAATAAGGATACTGTTTTTCTTGTAAATTAAATTTCAAAATCTCTAAAGGTGTTCTCACTTTTTCTCACCTTCCTCAATTAAATTTTATTTGTTTAAGGTTACGAATTTTTCTGCAAATATTTTTAACAATAGTTTAATCATTTATTTAGTCAGCCTATTACATAACCTTAAATCATCCTCATTATGATAAATTATTGAATATAGCTCACCTCCTATGCTTACTGTACAACCTTTAAGTTTTCTTGAAATAAATAAGCATTAGATTTTATAAAAGTCTTAATTTATAACTTTACTTATAAGAAGTTATAATCATTAAAACTTATTTTGCGAATCTAATGCACTATTTTAGGATGATGAAATTTTTAGTCCAAATTACTCAATTGTTTTTTACTTATTCTTAAAAGTTGTAGATTTTAATTTGGTTTCATAATATTCACTTATTTTTTAAATGAATACTTTGCAGTTGTCTTATGCAATAAAACCTCTGCTATTTTTATAATACTATTATATTTCATTTCAATACTTTATTTATCCCAACTTTGTCCCATTTTTGTCCCAAAATATTTTTATATTATAAGGTTATTCAATTGTGCTACATGTTCTACTAATTCATTCTTTTTTCTATAAGCTGTGCTCCTTGCTCTTCCAAACATTTCTACAGCTATCCAATCTACACTTTTATTTTCTCCATACTTAAACTCTATAAATTTTTTATTCTCTTCATTTAATGATGAAAGATTATCTTCCATTACGGATATTTCTTCTTCTATTTCTCTTATTTTATATTCTACTTTTCCTTTTTTCTTAATCTTTTCTCCTAGCTCTATTTCTAATCTTTCTATTTGCCTTACTAACTCCCTCTCCGCATAGCTTGTTCCATTACTAGATGTTTGTACTATTTCATCATATGTTCTACTTCTAGACTCTTCTCCTAATGCTACGTTATTATTTTTAATTTTATCTATTATAATTTCTATTCTATTAGAGAGATGCTTGGCTCTATTTTTTAGCTTATCCAATTCTTTTTTACTTCTAAAATACCTATATAATCTTTCTTCTGTTTTTATATATAATTTTTTATCTAACATATCTAACCTCCTATAATAATTCTTTATTATTATATTTCCCATAACTATAATGCTACTTTTTGATATCTTTAAAGATTTTTAGAAATGCCTTTTGATTTAAACTTTATATACTTTGTTACACTTCTTTATTATTTTTGTTTAACTCATATATCATCATTTCTTTTCCCACAATATCTAAGGCTTTTTCCAAGTCTTTTATTGTAAAATAATGATTGATCACTTCATCCGTGCATCTATTTTTTCCAACTCTTAAAATTTCTAATTCCTCTTGATATTTGTCTAATAAATTCATACTTTCCTTTAATAATTCCTCATAATCTATGCTTTTCTTTACATACTCTTTTAATAAAATCTTTAATACTGCATTTTCTTCTCTAAATGACTCTATCTCTTCAAAAACTTTATTTTCTAATTCTTTAACTAATACAGTTGACATCTTATACCTCCACCATACTTAATTTTTTATTATATTATTCAAGACAATCAATATTCTTACTTTAATAATTCTTTTAATATTTCTGTTTTCTCTTTAGCCTTTTCTTCTCTTATATTTTTACCATCATTTAAAATAGGAGTACACATTTCTAAAATTCTATAGTATGTTCTTTTTTCATATCTATTTTTAAGTTCTATAAGAGATAAATTTGTTGTAATTATAAGGGGTAATCCATTCCTATATCTACTATCTAAAATATTATAGATTTTAGTTCTAGTCCATTCTGTATCCTGTTCTGTCCCTAAATCATCTATTATCAATAGATCTGCATTATCTAATCCTCTTAATACATCTTCTTCTACTTCTTTCCCCCATTTTTTATATGTGTCTTTAATTCTATTCAATAAGCTATCTGCATTTACACATATAACTGGTAACATTTTTTCTATAAGATAATTTGCTATACATGCCACAGTATAGGTTTTACCATTTCCTGGGGAACCATATAATAAAAGTCCTACAGATTCTTTTTTCATGTTTTCAAATTTTTTAGTATATTTACTAGCTATTTTATACATTTTGTCATTACCTTTAGTAAAATCCCAATTTTCAAATTTACTATTTCTAAATTTTTCATCTATTAAACTATTTTTAATAATCCTTTTTAATCTTAATTGCTTTTCTTTATTTATTTCTTCTTTTTCCTTTGCTATTAGAGCTTCCCTTTTACATTTACACATTACAGGTCCTTTTATACACCTATTTAACCCTGAAATATAAGTAATCTTTTCAATGGCTTCTCCACATACAGAACATATTTCAACTCTTTCATTTTGACCAGCAATATTATAATCCAATTCCCTGCTTTTTAAGGTCTTCTCCAAAGCTTCTCCTACTTGTTTCATATACCTCGTCTTCCCTCCATCTCTTACTTATCTCGTTTTTCTTTACATCTTGTGGTAATTTATATCCTTTATTTATCCAGCTTTCCAAAATTGACATTGTATATTTAAAGCCTTTTATTTTGCCTTGTTCCTGTTCTCTTTTTTTTGTAATATTTAATGCATATATTAATAGATCAGTATAATCTTCTTTATCCATAACTTTTAATACTTGATTTAAATAAGTAGCACTTATTTGCCTATAAAAAGTATTAAAATATGCTTCATTGATTTTATCTAAATTTTTTCTTATATCACTCTTTCTATCTTCTTTTATTTCTATATCTATATCTTCTATATCTATATCTCTGCCGTTACTTAACGTTTCATGTAACATTACATTTTTTTTATTTTCATTACTTCTACAGCTTTCACCTTTGTTTTCTTCCTGTAGTTCTTTTTTCTTAGCTCTATGCTTAGCTACCCTTTGTCTTGTTTGTTGTCTAACTTTCTCCATACCTTCTATGTTTTGATGCTTGGACCAGTTAGTTATTTTTATTAATTTATCTTCTTGTATCTGTATCATCCCAAACTCTCTAAGTACTTTTAATGCAAATCTTAAACTATTTAATGGTCTATTAAAGATTGTACTTAACATTTCTTCTGTATATGGAACATTATCATTTAGAAAAATATATCCATTTGAATTTGTTTTACCTGCTTGAACTAAAAGTCTTATCCAAATGTAATGAACAGTATCTCTTTCTGGCATAGCATCTATTAATTTTATTTTTTCGTCATCAAACATATTAGTTGTTATCTTTATCCATTTAACTTCTGCCAACATATCACCACTTTCTTTTTTATCCATAGTATACAAAATAAGATATTTCTATAATTAAATTAATCCATAATTTATATATAGTTTTTTATACTTGTCCAATAATTATTGATTTACTATGTCTACCACCACTTCCATAGTTCTTGATCAATTAATTCATTTGGTGTAATTTTTAATGTTTTGCATAGATTACAAATAACCTTTAATCCTGGATTTTCATATTTACCTTCTTCTAATTCTGTAATATAACTTCTAGCTATTTTACTTTTACAACTCAATTTTGAAATAGATAAGTTTCTTATTGTTCTATATTCTTTTGTTTTTATTACTGCCACTTGAGGACTCCTCCTTAGGATTTATTCCTCTCAATATTAAACTATGGATTTCTAAGTATTCTTAAAGTTTACTATTTCTTTTGAAAAAAAGTTCGTCTATGGTAGTCTCAAAAAAATCAGATATAATTTTGGCCTCATTTAAGGTAAAAGGTTTTTTGCCATTTTCCTTAAAATTATAAGTATTTAGAGCTACTCCTATTAGTCTTGCTATATCCTCTTGTTTTGCACCTTTTAAGCATCTATAAGCTTTTAATTTTTTTGCTGTTGCCATAAAACTCACCCCCTTAATAGCTGTTTTTAAGTAAACTATAAGAATACTATCTATATTTCTATTATAGTCAACGTTAGGAATACTTTCAACTATATTTTATCATTTTTTTTAAAAAATATTCTTATAGTTTACATTAGTTTTAAAAAGTCAACATATGGTTTATAATATAGTATAAATAAAGGGGTGAAAAAGTTGGCAGAAATAAAAGATAGGTTGAAATATGAAAGATTAAGAAAAGATTTAAATCAAACTGAAATGGCAAAACTTTTAAATGTATCAAAGCAAACAGTTTCTAATTGGGAAAATGGTAACAGGATTCCCGATACTCTTACCTTATCTAAGTTAGCTGACTTCTTTAATTGCTCCGTAGATTATATTTTAGGGAGATCTGAAAATAGGAATGGTATAATTTCTAAAGCTAATATAAATGGAAGTAATTACGAATTTGAATTAGATAAGAACATATTTCCAAATGGAATAACCAGAGAACAAATGATAAATTATATTAAGGAATTAGAGGAAAGAAATAAAAAGTTAGAAAAAGAAGCTGATTTATCTAGAAAATTAAAAGAAGCTGGCTTTGATTTCAATCCAAATAAATAAAATACACTAAAAATTAATTATCTGATATTAAGATTCAGATATGTAAAGCTAACAAATATATAGAGATTTCATGATGTTATGTTTATAACTACATGAACTCGTATATGTTTATTAGCTTTTTATTTTGTCTAAAAAAGTAAATCCTTGTCCTAAAATTCTGTATACAGACAATTACATTTCCAGAATAAATATGTAATAATTTTCACATAAAGTAATTTAGTTATAAAAACTTGCAAATTTTATTAAAACATATTAAAATATATTTGAACACATGTTCGATATTGAGAAAGGGGTCTTAATTTATGTTTAATTTTAGTGGGGTATTAAGTATAAAAAAAGATGGGGAAATAATATATGAAAAAAAAGATACCTTTACACTGAATAAAGAAAAAACTTCTTATGAAAAATTCACTGAAGATAAAATAAAATTAATTCAGAAAGCTAATGTATAA